CCAGGTAGTCGTGCTAATCGTTGCGCTTTGTAGCTCGCCCGTATCGTTGGCACTACCGTCATTGGTATTGTCCGGCGAGCACCAGACGATATAAAAAGGTTCTACACTGTCTGGGTCCTTGATAAATGGATTAGCCACGTTAACCTACTTCTGGATATAGCTTTCAGCGTTCCAGTTATCAACTGCTTGTTCGATTGTGCGCCCCTGCGCCCTCCGACCCTTTGGCAAATAGTTTTTCGATGAGCAAGATTCAGATAAGCAGCAAATCTCATAGGCGTAAGGCTGTTCAATACCAAAGGGAAGCTGACTACATTCAGGGCATGATTCTGCGCCTACGATCAAAAGCTCTTGTAAGTCAGCTCGAAGCGTTTCAACCTTTTCTTTTATAGGTTTACGCTCTGATGGCCTAGGGTCAATAAGCGCATTATATGCGGCTATGGCGTTAGCCAATTCAGCTTGAACTTCATGTAATTTAGCCATGTTTTACTCCTTTATATTATGCTATTTGTAACAAGCCATTTGAACCATCAAAATCTAGGGTCAACGAATCGCCATTTTCCAATGTCAGGGCGCTCCCATAATCATAATGGCAAATAAGAGGATCTGTCGGCGTAGTACCAGCGTCATTATAAATATAGATATATCTGAATGTCGCAACGGATCCCGATGCAGTTAGAACCAGATCGGTTAGAACCAGCTTATATGTTCCCGAGGTCTGAGCGCTGGTTGATGTGGTAATATTACGGCTGCTCAGATTGGTATAAGAGATTTGCGTAATGTTCGCCAGCTCTCCATTGCCGTCTGCAGTTGGGACAGGAGACTCCGCGCCTGGAGCGGTATTTGATAGAGCAACGACTAATTGATCCGCTCCCAAGTCGTGTTCCTTTTCTGCTACGTGTTCAACAAAATCATTAATCTTTACGTAAGCTGCCATAGTATTCTCCCCTAGGCTTTCGTCCGCCTATCATTAAATTCAACATAGCTTCGACGGTCCCTGAATAATGCAAAGCTACGCCCATCCCTAAAGAATATGAAGGTGGTATTATCGGGATCTCCAAATAGAATCCCTGTGAACAAGGTAATATCTTGGCCACTTAGCACGTAAGACCCCTGGGCTGCCGTAAGTATCATGGCAATTGTCAATAGCATATCTTGGCCCGATAGGACATACGCGCCCTGAGCCGCCGTCAATAACCGACTAAGTGGCAGCAGTGCAGTTTGGCCGCTTAATACATACGCCCCCTGTGCCATCGCAAGGTACACCGCTATTGTTGGCGTCATGGCTTGCCCAGATAAGGCGTAAGACCCCTGGGCTGCAACCAGTGTTGCCCCACCAGAAAAATCCAGTCCTACCGCCTGCCCCGACAGAACATAAGAGCCCTGACTTGCCGTAAGCATTCTATTAAGTGGCAGCAGTGCAGTTTGGCCTGTTAGCGTCAGCGACCCCTGAGCAGATGTCAGTTGCCGCGCTACAGGCAGTGTTATGGCTTGCCCGGTTAGGGTTAGAGAACCTTGAACGGCAGTCAGGGTATAAGATACCCCCCCTGCCTCTTCTTCAATCGCTAATGCAGGCCATAATTTTGCCGCTGCTGGCGCATTGCTGTAATTTAACGTCCAACCATTCGCATCGAATGAAACAAATGTCGCCTCAATATCCAACGCTCCATCGTCATCAGGTAATGCCACAGCTCGATCATCACTTAAACTTTGGGAATTTGTTGTCCCTACATTATCTTCGTCGCTGGTCGAGTTTGCATATTCATCATCAGCATCAAAAACAGAAAAAGCATGGGAGCCACTACGGTTATCAACATATCCTGTATTCCATGCCTCGCCCAAATTCGGTATCAGCAAGACAGCTTGTGGTATAAAGCTAGGCCCTGCATCACTAGTATCACCATTGACACCAGTCGGTGTTGTGTGGGTTCCTACCCAACTATCAACAGCGCCGCCAAAACTCAGCGCCAAATAGTTCATGACTTGGTTATTGCCACCGTCATTTCTAGTTGTGACAGAGAATCCATTGGCGTCAAAATCGCTAAATTCCAGCCAGAAATCCACGTTGTTGCCTAAATTCGCCCAGACACAACCGGCATCATCTCGCATGAACATATTGTTAGTGGTTGTGTTCCGACCATCTCTCCAGCAGATCCCTAACCCACGCTGTGTGATTGTGGAATCACCGTCAAAGTGAACAAACCCATGGCCAAACCATCCGCTCCCTCGCGACGATCCCTCTTGGCCGCCGGTTCCTTTTGTCATTCCCGTTATAATAATATCTGGTGTAAAGCCTGGAGCAGTAATATCGGTTTCGTGATTTAGTATATTGTCTAAATCGCCGCTGTTGTTTGCGTGAACTAATAAATCAGTTCCGGCAACTAGGACAACTGTTATGAGATATGCAGCGGCTGGCGCATTTGTCCAATTAATGCGGATTCCATTTGTAATCCAGGCAGAAAATTCTGCCTCCCCATCTATTGTTCCGTCGGTAGGATTTAAAAGTTTAATACACTTGCTTGAGTCCCAAACATTATAAGAATTAGATGTCGCGAGATTGTGATCGCTGGTAAAAGAAGTAACCCATTCGTTCGCTGCTCCTGTCGCCGCACCCCAACTAAAAACGGCATCGTCTACTGCCGTCCCATCGACTGTCGCTTTTGTGACGATTATTAACGCACCCTTTGGAAATAACTCACCGAGATCGGGCGTGGTAATATCTTGCGTATATGGAGCAGTATCAACCGTTGCCGCTACTCGAGTAGTCACCACTGTTATACCCATTTACACACCGAGCCTACTCTGGACTATTGCTTTGGAATAATAACCCTCAGTGCCAAGAATCAGAACGTCGTCGATAATTGCCCTTGTCAGTCCTGCTGAGTCAATGTTATCCAGAAAATCTTGTAATCTGGTTGCCTCTGCCCCTGTTAGATTAAAAGCACTTACAACTTGCGCCCCTGTTACTGCCCCACGTTCGTATTCTGCAAGGGCAGCAGCAAAAGCATGAACCGATAAATTAGGATCTTCATCCCCGAGTAATCTATCAAGTAGTCCCATTAATACCTCCAGGCTTTACGCCTTGCCATCTTACGCCGTACAACAGGACTTTCCTGGGATTGTGTTTGCTGATATGAAGGCGCAGGCATTGGTTAAAATCCCTTTAGCTCAATCTATTAGGTACACGATACAGCCACCGGTTTTAGATACCCCACCAGCTGCGATCACTAATTCAAGATAGCCATTTACAACGGCATAGTCTTGAACCTCTTCATCGCTTTCGTCGTTGTAATAAAGGTTAACGGCGCTCAGGTCATGTACTTTAACGCGCGGATACCACCAGCCATCAGCGTCACCTTCTCCAGCTACCTGTGTGTGTAACACCTGATCCACACCGCTGTCGGTTTCTGTGACCGATAGAACAGCCGTGTTATTGTCGGCTAGGTCGCCATCAACCCACTCGACTGCATATAGCCGGCCCAACAAAGGCCGTTCAGACGTAAAAGTGCCAGCGCCCCCAGATGTTACTGCGCCAATCAATCTAATCGGGTCTTTCATCATAGTCTTATCCTTTCCTGCGCCGCGCCCGGTAGTTACCAAACCGGCGCCTTATTTCTCTCCAGCGCCAACCTACATAATCCCTAACGGAGCCTGGCGTTATGCCAAACCACTGCAATAACACCAATCCTAAAATCGCCGCTAGTAATAATTCGATCATGTTTCAAACCATAAATCAAAACCGGCCGATACATCACCACCGCCACCGGTAGCTAGTGCCATCACTTTGACATCACTCTTGGCTCCAATAGGTATTGGAAAGTCAAATCTATGTCTATCGGCGCCCTGATTGATAGTGATAACGTGCTTAATGTTAAAGACACCGCCAAAGGGGCGAACGTATAAGTGAACTTCGGATATCTTATTAGTTGAAGTGGCAGCATAATAATGCGTTAGGAATGCCACGTTATCAACCGGGCAGCTCCAAATAGCCATCAATGTCTGTTCCAGACCTATTTTAATCTGGGCCTGAATATCATCTGTATCGTCTGGTATACCGTTGCCGCCAACATCGGTATTACTCTTGCTAATGTAAATGTTCCCGGCGGCTACCGTTCCTGATGTATTCAGCGCCCGGAATATTCGCCACCATTTATTATCGGTTGCGCCGGATGTTAGGGCGACGAAAGTGCGGCCATCGCTTCCGTCTAGCGTGACCGTCACGGCCGAATAGTTATAATCACTATCCAACCCCCCAACTTCATAAGTCATACTCTGATCCGCCGCCGCATCGCTTGATATGTACATCGTCGCAAAGGTATCGTCAGCCAGATATTCATAAGTGCCGCTGTAATCCCAGATAATTTCGAGCGTTCCAGCCACCGCGCTGTTATGCCCAAACTTATTAACCGCCGTGTGGTTAGGTACATTACCTTCTGCGATGTCGACATAGTATGGCATGGCCGATACCCGCGGCTTATTATCAACATGCTTAACACCGTATGCTGTGCCGTTTTCATCTATCAGCTTTACGTCAACATCGCCGATATTATTATTGCTGGCCGCGATGCTCAGAATGCCAACATTGCCAATGTTATTATCGCCGGCGCCGAGTTTGACTTCTTCAATGAACGGGTCAGCATTAGTACCGGCGCCCGTAGATTTCTTCCACTGTGTACCAGACCTGCCACTACCGTCATAAAAAGGCATTATGCGTCATCTATTGCCAGGTCCACACGAACGGATACACGCCACACCTTTCCTTCTGGACAGGTGATCGCGAGCAATTCTTCCCCATCAGGTGACGTTTCAAGTTTAATTTCTTGCCCTGCCACCATCGACACGACACCTTGATAACAACTAGAGTTAGCGCCAGGGCGGGGTGGACGGGCCATTTTAGAAATGGCAGTACCATTAATTAACGGCATCGTTCTCCTCTAATTTCTTAATTAGTGTGCCGCGTCGCATACGGCCATATCCTTTAATACCCGCCGTCTTCGCCATGCCTTTGAGTTGCTGGACGTTCAATCCGCCTAAAATAAAGCCCAAAGCAACAGCCTTTACCGGCTCGTGGTTTGCAGGGATAGATGGCGGGCTTTTGTCAACGTATACAGCGCGGCCATCAGATACAAGGACGGAGGCTTTAGCCAGTTCGACTACTGCCCCCGCCTCGTAAAACTTTTCGTTTGTTAATACGCCTCGATAGTCAACGAGAAACCGTATTATCATTAAGCTCCGAATCCAGAATTAAAAGCCGGGACAGGTAGGGTATTACCGTCGCTCCCTGTCACCAGGTTATTCACCGATAACAGATCAGGTATATCGACTGATGTGCCAGCTGCAGCATTGACGCCTACGATTATCCGATTGTCGGCCACGTAGAACGTGTCCGAGTTCTCATCAATCGCCATAGCAGCGGTCATAAACAGGTTATCCCTGATAAATGAATTCGCTCCCGAACGGCCGGCGTTCACCCGAATGCCCAACCCAGTTCCAGTTACTTGGAAGGTGCTATTTTGAATCTGCGTTTGATTTGCTGTTCCGGTGGCAATGTCTATTGCAGCGGTCGTGAATGTGCCGGCATCAGCCCAATGGCCGATGAACTGGCAATTATCAACGACCAGGCCATGAACAGCCGTCGCCTTAATAGCAGCAACGTTAGCTGCAGCCGATCCCAGGAAACGGCAACCGTGAAACTCTATGCCACTGACTCCAGTAGGTAAGGTGAAGATTGTCGTTGCGCCAGCCGCACATAGAAAGTCTACATTAACAAAGTGCATTCCCGAATAGGTGCCCGAGATCGTATGCGCTCCAGTAACACGAGCGGAACCAATGCCGTCGGTTGAACCGACGCCGATCACAGTCGTCTTCTGTGCCAGCGCAGTTAGCGTCTCGGCCGTTGGATCAGCTTTCAGATAGATAACGTTGCGTGCTGCCCAGCCAGTGCTGCCACTACTGATATCGGCATGGCTCGCAGCAAGCGCCACAGCCAGCGTCTTGAACGCTTCGGGCCAGCTCAAGCCCGAGTTGCTATCGTTGCCGGCGTTGCCTTCTACGTAATAGACACTTTTGGCGCCAATGGTCGGGCCAAGGGCCAGATAGCCATCGGCCAAGTCATCGAGCTCTGCCACGCCTTTTCTAAGAATATAAGTGTCACCCATTTGTTCTCCTTTGCCTCCAGGGGTGGCCGTTATGACCACCCCCATCAGGCTCTCATATCAGAGTTGTTAAACTGTCAAGTTATAAGAAATCGAACTCGCCTCGGTATCCCGCTGCGCCAGTCCTGCTCTCATCATGGATGTGATATCCCATGAATCGGCTCGCTGAATACGTGCAACTTCGGTCGTGATTCGACGTCGGAAACCTAATCTCCAGTGGTCCCACCGAACAGCCAGTATTGCGCCTTTGGTATTGTCTGAAGCGGTATTCAGGTCGATCTTGCCGCTGGATTCGGTTTTATACTCGTATCCAGTATTTACCCCGACGCTTGCAAAGTGCATCTGGTAAGACACGATAACCGGATAGCCATAGATTTGAACTAGCTCACCGCTTTCTAGGGTGGCGTTAGTGAATACGTCTTTTGTCTTCACGTCAGCCAGCTCAAGAACTTTCCAATTAACGTTGGGGTCAATGATGAACGATACGCGGCGACGGTCATAACCTACCTTGCCGCCAACACCCATCAGTTTAACTGTCTCCAGGAAATCGCTACTTGATATTACGCCACCGTCACGGCTGTTGCCCGTGGTAGTGACAAGTGGCGATTTGCGGAAACCGTTGAATGCCAGGAAAGCCTCATTACCCACGGGCGTTGAAGCAATATCATTGACATTGGCTGATGCACCTGTCTCCGTATCACCATCGATAATGGAATGGGTCAAGTACTCGCCGGCAGATAATGTAATCTGGGCTCGTAACTGTGACACGAACGGTAACACCGACCCCTCGACCATTTCGCCAGTGTAGAGCGTTGAACTACCCAATTTGGATAGAGTCATGGTCTTGGAAGCGGTTGCTACTGCTTTCGCCGGTACGGTATAGGTCAATCTGGTCGTTGCGCCAGGATCAGCAGCTTCAGCTACTAGATACCAGATAGGGTCGGTTGACTCAACTGGAATAACCAGTGATTCAGCGCCAGGTGGAAACTCAAATTGCGGTACCATCTGAACAACTGGTGCCGATTCTCGAACGGCCTCCCATAGTTGTCCTCCATAGGCTACGCCAATCCACTCATCTCCAAACCCGGCGTTAGTCGAATAGTTCAGCTCATTGGCCTTAACACCGGCAGCCTTCATAGCTCGACTGGCCATCTTGAGCGGGCCAGGTACGTCTATTTCACGCCCGCCGCCAATGTTCACCTTACTTTCGTCCTTAGCCTCATCTGATTCCAGGCGAAGGGCTAGAGTTTTAACAAGCGCCGGTCGTTGTGCCTCGCTTTTTTCAACCAGCCCAGACTTGCGCCCGGTAGCTGATCCAACGATCTCAAGTACGGCGGCCAGGTCATCAGCAGAGTAGTTATCGAACTGCCATGCTTCACTATTCTTGGCCACGTTGACGTTGGTTCCGAACTTGTCCTCTGGCGGATTGGCTTCTTGATAAGCCTTGATAGCCGCCTCGACTACTTCTTTATCGTGGGCTTCAAGTTCAGCCCGCGTTTTCTCTTCAGCAGCACGCGCCTCACGCTCTGCTTTGACAGCTGCGGCCGCAGCATCAGCCGCGATCTTAGCCACCAATTCCTCGTTAATTTCAGTCATCTTACTCTCCCCTTTGGAATTTGATTGTGGCTTTTGCTTGCCTTCTGCCGTCGCGTCGTTCGTCGCGGCTGTACCGGCCGCCTTTGGAACATACGCCTTTAGGTGTGGGTATTGCTCTGCCAACGATTTGATAATAGATAATTGCTGGTCAGTCATCAGCCGGGATTCAGCCGGCATAACTGTGATTGATTGTCGTTTTAATGGCCAGACGGTTATCGTGCCGTCCTCTTTTTTCTTGACCTTGGTTTGGATAGCTTCTGTCGAGCTGCCTATCAGCCCAGCCCTAGATAGTGGTTCAACAAATTCGCTAACGTATCTTTCTCGGCGGTCTAGAACATGGCGGGCGAGTAAGCCTATATCGTCTTTTCGAGCCGTCATCCACTCCACATAGCCGAGCACATCATCGCGGTTGGGTTGCAATATCTTGGTTCCGTCTTCTTCTTCATCCGGTTCCAACCCATGCTCCCAATCGACATTAAGGTGTCCTGTCCTGGTATAGCTACTCTCAAAGTCGGTTTCGGTGGTAAAATGCTCGCCATCGGAATCGACTCCCCCCCAGAGTGCCAGATAGCCGTCCAGATGAAGTTCGTCCTCGTCTGCTTTAATGAATTTCAGGGTTTTCAATCTTCGTAAACGCTTGGCTTCCCATGTGGTGTTTCTTTCAACTTCTTGCCATTCTCCCCGTTCTGCAAACTCAATGTCGTCACCGCTTCCTGAATAGTTCACTCTGTAATAGCCGTCATCCATGCTGACAATAATGTAGTCATCATGAGTTTCAGCTACCCAAGAATAGACCTCTATCGGCGTCTCTCTGTTTGGATATTGCTGATGAAACGCACGCTCAATTTCTGATAGTTCATCTTCTAGGCTCCCGTTACTTTTGCTTGCTTTCAACGGCTCCATATATCACTCACCCCCATGTGTATCGCTCCGCGTTTTAGATGCGCCTTTAGTTCACGATCGTAGCAATCTTCGTCCGGTGGCCAGTTGGTGATGCCTAGTTGTTCCGCTATGTGATCTGCGTTTGGACCAGCAATCCACCACTGAGCCCGTTCCCTTTGCTCTGGCGCCCCATAAGCCACGTCCTTTATCGCCTGATGTAAGACAGATGATTCTAGATTCCTACAGGCCATATGATTTAATTCTGTCATTTCCCCATAAACGCAAAAACCGGGCTGAGGACTTTCATCCTTAACCCGGTGGTGGTCCAGGGGGTTGATACCCGTTCGCCCGGTGGTGGTCCAGGGGGCTTATTTAGTTGTTAAGTATACCTACCCGCCATCACCGCAGCAACGGCGGGGAATATACCTGAAGTATAGTCTAAACTTTTATGGTTTCTTTGTCAATTGCTGTCAAATATTCCTGCCATGTCTTCTAGTGTAGCAGGAATGTACTCAGGATTTGGATAGAGTTGGTCGTGATATAACCAAAGATTATCATCAGGTGAAAAACCAGCACGGATAATATATCGACCAACAACACATTTATTTATACTGATCGCCTGGCTTGTCATCGGCTTCTCGTCCGGTGTTGGGATAGGATTCATAATCTCCAGCTCCTTTGGCACGGCAACCGCCCGAAGCGATTCTGACCGCCACTTAATAGCCGCATCCTCAATAAACTCAGCGGTTGCTGTCAATAACTGTCCATCCTCATCACCGCAAACCCACCAGTTACACAATGGGTCATAGATCAACTTGATGAATGGTATCATCTTTCCCGCTCCTTACTTGTCGATTGTCCATCTTCCAGAGCGTATATATGATAATAAATATTGTTATGGTGGCGACAAGACTAAAAACCACCGTACCTATTGTTAATGCTAATTCAACTATGTTCCAGTCTATCATCCTCACTCCTTTACCTAATTCTCGCACGCCCGGTTATAAGCAGAAACAAAATCCTCATACGCTTTGGCGAACTCTTGTAACGATTCTGCAAGTTCCTGTTGGGCTACTACGTATTTTTTGACAGCTACACGAGCCGACGCTGATATAAAGAATTGTTGAGGTAGACGGTCCCTTTTCTTGAAGAACTGCTTTGCTGAATAATCTTTGTTCATTTCATGCTCCTTCACCTAACCCTAGGTTCCTTCAGTTGTGGCTTGCCCAGTATCATTCTAATCTCATGCAATTCAGTCAGTAATGCCCGATGCCGTTGCTCAAGATATCGCTGCATCCATACGGGTAGCTTTGGCGGCCCTGGTTTCATCTCAACATCTGGATACGTCGCGGTCGTGTAGCTTGGTTCAGGTTCGTTCATCGACCTTGTCCTTTTCAAGCATCCAGTTTAGTAAAGCTATCTTCTTTTCTTCAGCAGTTAGCATTTCGACTTTTGTGCCAAGCTGTTTCGCGTAATGCTTATATGCATCTTTAAGTTTTATTGTTTCACTCATCTTTCAACACCTCGTCATATGCCGCTGCAGCCCAGTCGTGAATCTTGGCCCGCACATCTCTCAGCTCTTCGGAATCGATGTAGTCAGGCTTGTAAACAATCCAACTGCTTAACAAGCTGTGAACTAAGTCTAGGAGAACCGCATTCTTAGCATGGCTGTAATCGTCGTTTTTCATTTCAACGCCCTCTCATATGCCTGCTGGAAGAATCGAATAATCGTCTTAGCCTCTTCTTTGACTACCTTGTCGACGCGGGGCCAGTTGGACGCCTTGTGGAAGGGCTGCTGCCATTGACCTTGCACATAACGACCATACGGAATGTTGGTTCCAACTTCACCCGTTCGCCCATCGGGTGACACCTTTGTAGTCCAACTGTTTTTGAGCTGATTGGTTCGTCTATAGCCACCACCGGGCATCTCTTGGATCTCGCCGCTGCTTACCCGTGCCCAATATGCCCTTTTCTGGGCTTGTGTGGCCAATCTGCTAAACGCTCCCGGCTGTTTCACGGGTGGTCTGGCTATCTTTCGATGCAGGTGTTGAACGCTCTGGGTCATGGGCCGCTTGAACACGCCTGGTTTGTTTAGCGAATCCAGCTTTTTGACGATGGCTTCTAATCCTTCAATTTTGATTGTCATTCTTCATTTCCCATGTCCAGTATCGGTACAGGGTTAACGCCACACCTACAACGCGGATGAGCCGGCGGAGAATGATAACCGCTAGAAAAGTCAGCGTTAATAGCCACCACCTCGCCATCCAGCGGAGCACAGATAGGACAGACAAGTTCATCATTAGCTGTGACCCATTCCTTGCCCTCAGTAAAGCCCGTCTCTTTCCAGGCGATCAGGTTGCCCTCTGCGAAAGCACGAGTCACCTCAGTGGTTGCGATCAGGTCTGCCCGCTTCTCACCAAACAAAGGGATGAGTTGCTTCTTGAGTTGAGGAATAGTCATATCACCGCGTTCTATGAAGTTGGCGATCTCTTCTTGCAATCGGCGTAAGGTTGTCTCTGTTAAGTCTTTAACCAGTTCGCTGCCGTATAATCTTGCCCATTCAACGGCTTCGGTATTGGCCAACTCCCAGTTAATCGAAATGCTAGCCGCTTGTTTAGCTGACTCCAAGGATTTCTTTTTCAATTCGTTCTCGTCCAAATTCTGATCCTGCTAACGCCCACTCTCTCAGTAATGTTATTATCATATCACGAAATGGGCCCATGATGTCCGGGTCATTCATCTTGCCCGGTAACAGACCGACATTGTCTGAATTAATGCCACGGAATAGTTCCCTTTGCAGTCGGGCCAATGCCGCCGATATCTGTCCTGTGCCCTCTTTCTCGAATCGCCTCAATTGCCTATCATTCATTCGTTTAGGGATAGCTTTCCCAGTCCCCGACTTCTCGAGGACGAAAGGGCGCATCTTGAGCCTTGCCCACCTCCTCAATTGCCTGTCGTTTCTCTTCATCTGATAGACTAGGCTTGCCTATATTAGCCGCATATATAACGTCGGCTATTTCCTGCTTTGTCAATATATCGCTTTGAAACGGTCGCTTCAAGTGATTGCCGTGCTTGACCCAACGGCCTAACTGAGCAAGTGCCATTATCTTATCGCTTTCTTTCTCGCTTTCATCTCTGGCTTCTTCCTGTTCTTCTTGCTCTGGCGTAATGTTAGGCCTCTGGACGTTAATGGGTGGCTCGTCTGCCATGAGTTTCATGCCCTCTGGTACATCCAGGCCAAGCATAGCCGCCGCTGTTTTAGGGTTAGCGCCCTGACTAACATACAGCATCCACGCCTGGGCTCGCTGGCGCTCCTCTTCTTGGCTGATTGTCATAGCGTGTGGGTTCAGTTTCAGCGTGTATCCATTCGGCTCAAGGATATGATAGTTTAAGGCATTAACTATCATCTGCGTATGTGGCACGATAGTATAGTCAATCCAGGAAGACCAAGTACGGTCAAGCATCGACCTGTTTGCAGCTGAATCAGGGTTGATTATCAGGCGGGGTGTTTCCAGTACAGCACCAACGTCGACCTTGTTAGATTCGTCAATCGCTTCGACGTAAAATTCGTCCGGGTTGCTGCCTATCTTCTGGATAGTCAATCCCTGCGCTTCATTAAAAATCTCAACGGCATGACTGGTATCAACGCCGCCAAATAATACCCGCCTTATCTTGGCCAACAATCGTTCTTTCTCTGCCTTCACTGGATTATGCTTTGCTGTTATCCAATGCTGGCTGATGGCGCCACGTTCGTAGTGGTCGCGAATAACCTTGTCACCGCTAGCCAGGATGTTTGCTGGTAGCTTGGCCACATGCTCTGGTGCTATGCCAGGCCCTGCTTCATTCATGCCGAGCAACCAAACCCATCCAAGATCAGGACTCATGTCGGTATCCTTATCATAAGGATACTGCCGTTGCTCGCCACCAACCGACCGCTGGAAGTACATCAGTCCAGCGCCAGCCGAATCGTAAATAGGGTCTATCGTCGTTGGGTCAAGCCAACGTACTTTGACTAGAGTATTACCGCTTCGTATCTTGCCCCAATAGGCGGCGGCGTAACGGTCGAGGGCAATAGACGACCGGCTAATCAAGTCGGCTATATCTATCAAGAAGGGCAGTTCCTTCTCTTCCAGTTCAGTGTTTCCGCTGATATTCGTCAGTATTCGCGGCACGGCTTTCGACATCGACGCCCGCTTCCTGACGTTGCTGTAATACCAGGCAGATGAAATATAGGGATCGTTTGATACGTCCTTGCCTGCTATCCACGCCTCCCAATCCTCGACCGACTCAAAGGCAATGGTTTTGAACTGCTTGCCATCGAATATCGTTATCGTCTTTTTGTTCTTCATAATCGGCTCCCCAGCCTACTACACCCCAAAACCGCTATCTTTAATTGCAGCCCCAGCCGCACCTAGTACTACAAGAAATACCGCCCACTCATTTATTTCAACATAACCATCATTTGTCAGGTTGATTAATAAGCCAATGATAATTACGAGTAGCATAACAAAGCCAACTCTATTTTGTGAACTCATGTTACCTCACCACGCCCACCACGATGATGGCACCGTCGACCATGCTAGCGCCAAACTAATCACATGGTCATCGTGCATGCCTGATGGGGCATTGAATCTAAACTTGCCCGCTGGCAATCGTTCTTGCTCATATGCTTGTAACTCGCCAATCAATACAGGGTCATTCGGGATCCGAATCTCGCCCCGTTCAAACGCGCCTTCAAGGTCACGTATTATTTGCTCTTTGGTTGTATTGGTCGTCTGGAATCCTTGGACCGGCAAGCCATCGCCTAGTAGTTGTTCGACCAATGGCCCGCCCATGCTGTTCAATTCCGCGACGATAGTGACCGGATGGAATCGTTCATACATGGCCTTGAGCCTGTTGATCTGGATACCATAATCAATTTGTGTATAGCGGTCAGTCGCGACCACTTCCTTAGTCGTCATATCGAATAAAGTTAGCACGGTAAAGTCCTCATGCCTGCCCCAATCGACGCCCATCGAATACTGATGGCCCCCCACGGACTCTTCTTGTATCGTCGCTGTAGCAGCCTCCATGACACGTCGGAACACGCCACCAGCGTCGTCTAGGAATAGCGCAAGGAATTCCTGTTGATAGATTCGCTCTGGCATTCCCTTTCGAGCTGCCTCTATTTCATCATCTGGAATGTACGGATTATCACTTGTCGGAAAGTGCCAGGAAGCCCACTCGTCATTGAGGTCGTCTTGCCCGAGCTGATATAACCTGAAAAACCAGTTACGCCCTTTTGGAGTGCTGATGAACATGGCTTCGCCTTGCCGGTCGGACAGTGCCGGCCTGATAGCGTGTGTCCAGGCATCCTCTTTCATAAAGGCGCACTCGTCTAGTACCACGAAATCGAGCCCTTCGCCGCGGAGACTATCGGGGTTATCTGCTGATCTGACCTGGATGTTTCCGTTTCCGGGCATATCGACCAGCCGATCCACAAGCCTTACTTTTGAGCCGGGTATCTGCCGACCTAACTGCTTAATCAGTCTCCATCCAATTTGACTCATTGGGTAGCTAGGGGCAATCCACCAGGCCCGTCCGCCTTCCAGAGCTGTCTTGACGCACAGGGCAGCACCTAAACGACTTTTCCCCCAGCGTCTTCCACATGCCATAACCTTGAATCTTGACGTATCCTCAGCAACTCGCCGCTGTCCTATGTGAAGTGCCGGTAATACGATTTCCACTATTCAGCCCACTTCATGAGAATTTGCTGGTTGACGTTTTCAGTTGGACCACCGGTTAATATTTGCATCTTATCTATCACAATTCCCAAGGCCGTTGCCCGCTCCCTTAGTTCTGCCTCGTTAATGGTATCCATGTCAAATGAGTCAAGAATCATGTGGATAACACTGTCTAGCTTTTCAATAATGGTTCCTTTTTTGGGGGTGACAAGGTTGTCAACAATAGGATTATCTTTGTCCAGCCAATAGCGTCGCAAGGTCCGAGTTGATATGCCGGTCTCCTTTCCTGCCCGGCGAAGCGCACCGGACCTATCCGGATAACCAGCAGCCTGCATAACGATAATGGCAATCGCCTTGTCCTCATCTGCTATTTTCTTATACGCCACTATCTATCTCCATGCCACCAACATTATAGCTTTTGATGGTTAGGTCTGTCAATTATTCTCTTGATCCAGCGCCTTTTCCATCAGTGTAAAATAGCCACCCAGCTCATTTAATATTGACCTTGTATTCGTATAGGCTATCACCCGCTCTAATGGTTGTGTCAAGTCAATCCCCCGCGATAGTAAGTCATTGTGTGTCCAGCCCTGACTAACACCGCCCAGCTTGCCCAATAATCGGTGCTCCTCCAAACTCATTTTTACAATATAGCCTCCATCTCTTGATGATCCAACCGTTTCCATCACATCTCCTTGTCAATAAGGGGCGGGCGTCTACATACGGGGGATCGCCCACGCCCGCCCCAACTGCCGATATTGAGCGTATATGCACCTCCTTGGGTGCTAGTTAATAAGAACGTCATTCATCCCACTTAGACAGTATTGCCTTAAAAGAATCCTGAAGTAGCAGTATTTGTTCTTTTTCGCTTTCAATAATTTCTTTAGCGAATTTCCATTCAACCCCCTCCCAATCTAAGTAACGCTTATTGTAAAGTTCATCCAATCCTTCCACAATACGCACAGAATCCGCATATGATAAACCTATTTCCTTTCTGAAAGTTACACCATCATCGTCCATCATTGCACCTCCACTGAATCCAAATACGGCGCCACATCTTCCAGACAATCAGCCACTATCGCGATGCCGCCATGCTCTGCAATAGCATCCAAGAATGCCTGCTGGTGCTCACTTGTATTAAATTTCTTGCCAGGCGCCTTGACTTCGATGGCGAGTACACCCGATGGAAAAGAATCATACGGACATGATTCCGCCTTGAAAGCCAAGATATCGCTAATGCCCTTGCCGGTTACCGGTTGGCCAAGGGCTTGCCAGCGTGCGAAAGTGACATATCTATCTTCGCGCTGTCCAACGAACATTCCCCCCTGATTGATTCGCAGCACAAGCCAGCCGTCATAGACGAGGGCCTCGATTATCGCGGTTTGAATGTCACTCTCGGATTGTCGCATGTACTCCTCCATTTACATGACAGCCACTAATGCAAAACCACCACCCACCCCTACTTTCACATTCGTCGCACATTTCAACATCTCCAGGGTCGTACCATAGTGGATCTTCGTCGTATACTTCTAGCCATCCGTCCCCACCACAGACATAGCATTGTTCCCATTCCATATCGCAACACTTACACTGTGGACACTGTTCTGCCTCGATTATCGCGTTTTGGATATCACTTTCACTTGGCATCTTTCATCAACTCCATAGCTTTATCTAGCATCTCCAGATATTCTGGATTTGCCCAGTTGAGTTGCGGCATAGGACTCATAACCGGTATTCTACAAAGCACGTGCTCAAAACTACCGCACCCCTGTTCATCACAGTTATGCTCATTAGGGTCGTTTTCATCATAGTCGTCCTTGTAGGGTATTTCACCTAAAACAACTATTTGACACCCATTTGTATACGCATCAAGTTTCCAGAAACCCGTTGGCGTTCTATCTTCGCTCATTTATACCTCCTTATATTCACCAGCTGGACATCAGCCTCAGTTGGCATCTTTCATCAACTCCATAGCTTTATCTAGGTAATAGTTAGTCCGTTCTACTTGTACCAACGCATCCAAATAATTGTATTCTCGCAACAGTTTCTTTCGCTTTTTCGGCTGCAGCCACAATAAAATACGGCCCCATCGGCTACGTGGCTGTAGAGCCGACAACACTGTTTGCTTGTCCTGCGCGCTAGGCATCTCAGACATGCTCACAGATATACCCAAATTGTCATATATCAGGGGTGAGTTGCGGTGTACCGCTATCTTGAGTAGCTGGATGTCGGCTTCAGTTGCCATCAGACCACCCGGTCCTGTCTCGCTACATATTCCCACTCGTCATTTCTTTCACTCCATTTATGCCATGACCAACAACCACAGTCACATAGTAGAGTCGACGGAACCGCGCTTTTGCTCTCATTTGAAGTCCACGCGAATACATGAGTATGCGTCTTACATGCTGTTTCTCGCATTATTCTGAAGTCCCTTTCTTCAAGACATTCGATCACCATCAACCTCCTGCCACGGCTTCTCGACCTGAAACGGTTTCGTCTCATGCGATCCTACTGGCCGCCACGGTATGCCATCAATCGATTCTTCTGGGTGTTCTTCGTCAATCTCGATATGCGCCTGGAACAGCAGGATCACAAACGCGCCGAACAGCCCGCCAACAATCATGCCTAGTATGAAAAAGGTTAAATGTGGATATATCATTCCTCTACCTCCGATTCTCCTGTTTGTTCAATTGCTGAATCAATAAGTGCATGGGCGTCGACTAAGAGATCAAACGAGTGTGCCAGTAGTTCGCTAACAGTCGGACACTCGTTCTCATCTATTGGAATAAGAGTAATAACACCCATTGCTATCCCAATTGCTTCTCTTACTTTAGGCTGGTTCATTCCTCTACTCCTTTGTAAAATAGTCGCGAATCAGCAACGAACCCTAATAAATCCGCAGCCAACATAGGTTTCTCTCCAGCAATAGATTTTGCATATGCTATAAGCGCAGGCATGGCGTGCCTATCGTGCGACATATCCAGCACAAAATAGTCGCATTGATAATGTATATCCGTTGGATTTTTGTCCCGGCCATCTGTTCTGCCTACTTCGAATTTATTATACATTCCTGTGTGTTTTTTCATTCCTCTGCCTCCAATTCGTCAAACTCATGATCACCGATCTGCCAGGACTCGCCGGTGGCGGAAGTTGCATCCATCGCCCGGTCGTAATTGTCAATGGTTTCATTTAGCAGTCTAACCACCCTTTTTAAGGCAATCATTACATGCTGTATCGCTATCATCTGGCGATCGTTCAATTGTTTGGGTTGTATTTGTTTCATACCGTCTCCTCATGATCGCCAATCTGCCACGTTTAGCCGGTTTCCATTGTTTCCATCGCTTCATCGAAAGTTACATCATATCTAGGCAGGGTTATCTCCTCGCCAGGAATCTTCTCCACCGGCAAATTGACACTGCTCTGGGTAAGCGTTCCAAAATAGTTAATCGCGGCACCGGAAGATAATTTTTCCAGTGCCGCCGCAATCCGGTTTAGGTGCTCATTCTGTATATTCAATTTACCAACAACTAGTTCCAGGGCTTCGACCTGACGTTCCTTCGGTGACTTGGCCGTTGTGCCATGCCGATCGTGCCATCTGCGCCATCGGTCTAATGTGTCCTTATCTGGTGTATCGTTCATTGGTCTCCTTATCTTGAAATAACTTATCCAGTGCCGCCTTTACCTTTGCATCAGCTTGACGGTGTAATATCATCAATTGCAATACTGGGGGTAGTGTACCAAAAAGGGGATCGTCATCATCTATTCGGTTAGCCCATTCCGGTACTAATCGCAAAGCTAAATCAAGCATTGCCTCAATCTTGTCTTTTGTTTTATCCATGTTGTCTCCTCAATCATTGTATTCAACTGACACCTTCACCTTACCGGTTGCCTGGCACATCGGGCAGCCATAACAATTCAGCTGTCGCTTATACCACTTGTCCTTAATCCAGGTTGTCACATGGCCAGAAGAAGGGTCAACGGGAATAGGCATGATTGCCGGCCCGCCCGTAATCACTTCAATCATAATTTCGCCGGTCCCTTCGCAGTTCGGACACGTCGATGGGTTAAGCACATCAGATATGACGTCAGCAACCATAAGATGACACTTACCACCGTTGCGCCTGATTGACAGGGCATCGTCATATGCCTTTTGAGGGACCAGTGTTTTATTTAGCTCGCAAATCATCGGTTAGCCTCTTGGTGTGGTTGCCAGTTCCATATGTCGGGTTCTCCAGATATCTCAGAGAGATACTTGCCGTCCTCTTTGTCTGGACGCACGTATTTGACAAGAAAGTCCACAACACGAACCTTTTCTCTTTTCTTGCCTGTTGGTTTGTCTCGTTCAATTCGCCAAACAGCCCCCTCAACTGGTTCTTGGGCTCCATGAAAGCCCCAGTAACCACCCGGATTAAGTTTTGCCATCGCATCGTCAATAGATAGTGGCAAACCAACGTGGATAGTTGTCGGCATGGCAAATAAATAACCGCCCAGACGCGCCTTGAGCTGCGCGTAGGGTAAACGTTCGTGTTTTTTCATAATGTCGAAGGGCACAAAGGGCTCGTGGTGCAGCTCGTATTTAGTTCCATGCGCTTGGGCCAGCCACTCGCCCACAATACGCTCCCCATCATGAAGTACGGCCAAGAACCGCTCATTGTTTTGGTAAGCCCACTGAGCAAATAATCTATGCTGTTTATAAGGTGAAGAAATGGCGAGCCACCCTGCACGGCCAAGGGGATATATTGCATCACCGATTCGTGCGACACCAACATTTGAGCCGTCAAGTTTTTCTTGAACAATTATTTCGTCGTTCTTGTCCCTGGCTTTCTCCGTAGCAATCTGGGCCTGGCCCTCGTGACACCCTTTATCAGATGGCCCTCGGCGACTGCCGGGCAGATGAGGAATGCTGCCGTAGTTTTTATGGCCAAGGGGTTTTGCATTGTTCATCCCATCACCTCATTTGCCTCGTAAATCATCGGTTAACATCCTGATATGTTCGTCAATCTTGCCGGCCTGGAGTTTCTTGTATTCCTTCACTGACGGCAGTAGGCGCCTATCCTCTTTGGCTCGAGCCCGGTAGGTGTCAAATATGCTGATAAACTGGTTGCGGACGAAAGGCGTTTCCCTGTCAGTCGTCTGGCCCAATAGCCGAATACCGCCCATCACCTTGACTGTCCTTTCGGTCAGCGGGAAGAACTCAACATAGCGGCCGCCCCACCTATCAAGAATCTGCTTCCAGCCTTCAACCGCTAAAGGCAAGTCATCACCTTGCGACAGATCAAATGCCAATTTGCGAAGCTCGGAGGCTACAGGGAAGAATGTTGAGTCTGCACCTAGTTGCTCAGCAGCCGAGGCCAGGGCGTCGGCCGGCAAGTCGCCAAGAACGGTATGGTATGCCTTGATGGTGGCAGCCGATAGCGGAAACTTGGGCCATACGGCTGATAAGAACATCAATGACTTTGTTACATCTTCAAGAGTTGACATTGTGAATCTCCTTTAAGATTTCCCGACCAGGGGCGAATCCTGCTGGTTCTTGCTGTCCGTCTGGTGATTGTCCCTTTGGCTCTACCAATCGCTGATAATTGGATTCGATACTGTACTCGATGGCTACTATAGCCCGGGGAATTCCAATTTCTCCTATGCGTTTGAATTGCTTTAGCGCGGTTCCCTTTGGCAATTCCCTCCCCGTTCGGTTCTTCTGATGTTCCAACCATTCACCCCAGGCATTAAGCATCTCAGGCGATGATAAATGGACTGGGAAGAAGCGGTCGCGCTTGTCTAGGTTCTTTTCTTCTCTATTCTTCTCTATTCTATTCTCTTCTGTGTCACGTAACGTGACAGTAGTGTGACTATCTTGTGACCTTTCCGTGACTGGCTCGTGATATTCTTGTTTCCTGATACGTTCCCGTCGCCTAGATTGGCGCTCTACGTCAGACATCGGACCTTGCCATGCGCCGTAGTTGATAACGTGCCAACCTTCGGGCAATGACTGGACGATACCGACCGCGGCCAATCCGTTTAGTTCATCCTCTAGTTCATCAATGCTGGAATGTAAACGATAGGCCATACTGCGAATATCTGGGAGATGGCCATCGTCGTCAAGCTCTTTTGCCAGCAATATAATTTCTATCGTTCGGCGCCATAGTCGGTCGGTCATGCTGCCCATCTTCCAATCGTCTAGTATTTCGATGTATATCTTGGCCCAGAAGTTAGATGCCATTAAGCCCCCCATACAAAAAAGCTCCCGTCAGTGACCTCGGCCTGTGACGGTCCCCACGAAGGGAGGCCAAAGGCCACTGATAGAAGCTCTTTAATATCGTGTATAGCCCGTCACAGCTTTTCATATCACACACAATTATACACTATTACCGAACAACGGCAATCCTTCATACACCGCCTCATCCGTAATACCCTTCCCCCAATCGTCTAGCCTGTCCAGCTCGAGTCGCTGCCTGGCGAGCTGCAGATATTCGGCCGACAGGTCAACACCGATCCCGCGCCGGCCTAATGCCCTCGCCACTTGCACGGTTGTCCCACTGCCGACGAAGGGATCGAGGACTGTGCTGGGGATCGGGGTGTGGTCGTGGGAGCAGGTGGGGGTGAAGCCGATGGTTGTCGATACGGTTAATTCAGAGGTTGTAAGGGTTGCGTGTTGCGAGTGTTTGTCATTTCCCCTGCTTCCCCATTTATGACCCGGATTCGGTATTCTTGTCTTCTCCGTCACCCTCACCCACTGTTTCCCGCACTCAGGACAACACCCGCGCTCTGACGTTCCCGCCTTAATCATCGGCTCGATTAACTTGGGGGGAAAGGTGGCGAAATGTGCGCCGCTGTAGGTGGCTGTTGCTATTGTCCATACGGTGCGTCGGTTGCGGCCGGAATTATGACGATCATTTTTGAAACCAGTTGCTTTTTTGTTCTGTGACCCTTCATAGTATCGTCTAGCACTTGCCAAACTCGACATATATTTTTCAAAGGAACCCGCATAGCCTTCCCTCACCGCATCAGCATCATAAAAATACCTTGCCCGTTTCGTCAGCAAGAACACGTATTCATGTGCCTTGGTCGGCCGATCTGTCACCGACTCGGGCATGGGGTTTGGCTTCGCCCATATTATATCTGAGCGGAGATACCACCCGTCTGCTTGAAGTGCCAGTGCTACTCGCCAAGGAATTCCTACTAAGTTCTTTGGGCGTAACTCTGGTAGCTTCATCCTTGTATTACGGTTAGCATCGTCATATCTCTTTTGGCCATTGAACCCCGATCCTGTATTGGCATTGTAAGAATCCCCAAGATTGATCCAGGCAGTTCCATCATCCCGCAACACCCGCCACACCTCTCTAAATACCTGTACCATCTTGGCAACATAATCGGAGGGCGTTTGTTCCAGGCCGATGCCGGCGTCGTGTCGGATGGCGCCGCATTTGAGGCAGGTATCACGATAGGGGGTACTGGTTTCTCTTTCATACTTGTTCGAGCCTACCTTATCTAATGGGCGGCCGTCATTTTTAAGCGTGCTTGTCTCACTTACTTTCGATGGCCCCATATGATCACACTCCGCATCACCGCCCTCCCATCGTGCCAAGTTATAATCGCGAAGGCCCCAGTCAGTACGGCGGGGAGGTCACGACACAGTGAACGCTCCCCGCCGCCAATGGTATCCTTATTGCATCGCCTTGAATCAACGTCATCCCTTCACCTCATTCTAACCCCGTCGAATTCGACGGGTATCGTGGGCCGGTCCTGCCTATCGCTTATTTACGCGGGCCGGATTTCAACCGGCATATCAACAATTTCCACTGCTTTACGGCTTTGCCTAACGTTGGAGGCTTGGCGACTGGGTCTGTGACCCGTATTACTCGGGCAACCGTAGGAACCTTTTTCCGCGTCTATTGCTTTATTAAAGTAGCGGTCCGTATCCAGGTCGCTCACCTGCTTGATGCTGTCTCGCCGACTGTCTTCGGAACCTGTCGGAGACTACCACGTGTGGGAATTTCCACCCCAGGCTACGTCTTAGTGACGCGGTGCCCACGTGACACGGACCGGATGTATCTTACTACCCGGGAGTTCCGGGGTTCGGATACAGTGGAGATGGCGGGAATCGAACCCGCGTTGCTGGTTGGGGTCATTAGGCACCAAATCAGCCTTCACCTGTCATCCCCATATTATACCAGCGGGGGCGAGCTGACTGCTCTCGTTACGGACTATCAAAGTTGTCAACCCCTGATAGCATCGGTACGACTGTCGTTTTGCGCGTTTGTACTTCTGTACCGTTAGTGGCTTCTCAACCATTATTGCTCACGATTGCCCCCGCTGATTTAATCCTGGCCGGTGTTTGTTTAACTATACTCATTGGATTGTCTGCTGCACCAGTCGTTTGCCGATAGGGTGGTAGGATGGACACCGGCCAGGAAGATCAAGGTCGATACGGAAGGAGGTACCGTCGACCATTGATGGTAAAGAAGCCCCGGTTACCTGTATCAGTTCGCGGAACGATGAAGGGTACACAACGCAACTGATAAGCCGGGGCATGATTGATAGTCTAGTCATTTGTGGTGTTGGTGTCAATGCTGTGACCGTCGCGCTTGCCGCCCCATTCAACATGCTTAGTGACCTCATATCCTTGATACCCGAGCCACTCAGCTATTGATACCCGGATAAGCGCTGACATAGGCGTTTGTCGCTTTGTTGACTCAGACTTAAGCGCCATGTACATATCGTCAGGAGCATTGAATAATATTTTTTGTGTCATACGCTTCATTATATGAATGTGGTGGCGTATGTCAATATATAGATAGGTATATGAGTAGAATATGAAAACGGCTTGAGTTATATATACCTTGAGTGTATACTGTATACATGGAAACAGTAGATCAACTGACTCCGCGACAAGTTAGCAACATTACTGGTTGGCCCTATCCAAGATCACTGACCTTCTGTAAGAGATTTGGCCAGAGAAACGGTAGTCGTTGGACCCTATCTAGTCAGATCGTCACATCCCTTATCAACAACCAAATTTCCGTGCTTTGCGAGATCGAGAAGAATCTAGCCACTGAGCTTAGCCGTTCCCAACACATACGTCATCCACAACACGAACGAGATGAGGAGATACTACGGTTGAGGCTAGTTGAAGGGTGGAAGCTAATAGATATTGGGAACAAGTTCGGCATAAGCAGTGAACGGGTAAGACAAATTGTAGGCAATACTGGTTTTCTTTCAGCGGAAATGATGCGCGAGAAAATAACGGCTGCTGATCCGATGGAATCTAACCCAGAACTTGCCAATAGACTTGACGTCGGCCTAGCAACTATCAGTCACTATCGCGAAGGTTGGCACACAATCAAAGGCGATTCATCGACAGCCAAGGGCAACGATTGGGAAAAGTGGGCTGCTGAAGAAATTGAAAAACGCGGGCATCTAGCAGAGCTACAACCATTTAGAACGCACTTCGATATTCTAGTTGATGATTGTATTAAAGTCGATATTAAATCAGCTACAAGCTGCTTCCCGCCCTCATTCCAGGGCAGAATGAAAAATCCTCGTTATTCTTTTCATTTAAGAAAACAAGAAGGTCGCGACCCAATAGATTTCTTTTTCTGCATAGCTATTGAATCAGAGGATGTCTTTATCATACCGTATGATGCTTTGCCAATGCCGAAGGGTTGGCTGGCCATTACTTGGCCCACAGCGCGGCCCGAAATAGGCAAGTATCAGAAGTACCATAATAGATGGGATTTATTAACCCCCCAATGATAGCTCGACAAGGAGATGAGATGACGGAAGACCAAGAAGTAAGAGATCTACTAATCGATGCGCTTGATGGTCTTGAATGGGTGGTTTCAACTCTTGCGAAAAATAGAACCGTTGGCGCACGTTACACAATACCACTTGAAATAGAAAACCGCACTAGGGTTTTATATGATTCTCTAAAAGCTGAAATGAAGGGATGTTAGGCGCTCCACCTAACCCCAACGACTAGCTCGATAAGGAGATATGAAATGAAACGTCTTTTACTTCGTCATAGTATGATCGGAATAATAGGTGCTGTGGTGGGCTTAGGGATTGTGATCATTCTAACTTGGCTATTGTCACCCGACGATCCGGGCCTTACCTTTCTTGTTGGTATGGTTTTTGGGGCAATAGGAATGAATGTCGGGGTTCTTATAGCCGAAGGTTTACTGGATTAACCCCAATGATAGCTCGACAAGGAGATTGAAATGAACGTAACGAGTGTTGGAATGATTGAACCTCCGGCGGGCTATAAGTATATTGGTGAATCTGTAGTTTCTAATGCCGATCATGTGGTGAATCAATCTATACTAACGCACTTACAACAGGAGCCGGTTATTGCTGACTATCCAGGGTGGAATTTTTATGCACATGTTTGGTATGAGGCCGGCTTCTTTCGGTGCATGGTTTTTCAATATCACGCCCATATTGATACACTGCAATCTGAGTCCTTCGATGATCTAAAAGAAAAAGTATGTAGTCGATTTGGGAGTGGGTAAATCGGTCACATCAAAGGAGAACTAATGTTACTACTCTCAGCAATCGAAGTAAAGCTAGAAACAATCGAGTTTATGGACGGCAAGCGGGTGGCAACCCAGCAAGATGTCGACCGCCGCTATGATGAGTGGGAGTCGAACATGGGCGACGAATTGCTATGGTTCCGCTACTTTGCCGCATACAACAGCAGGCAGGCTTATATTGAGGAGTCAGGAACATGACGGACATTAGCAAGCTGTCGGACCAAGAAAAGTCGGTGTTGTTGGCAAAGGCGATGGGGTGTCCAGCGTGGATAACGTTGCCACCCGGAAAATGGACTGAGTATAATCAGTTCTTCAATCTCTATGAGGTTGACAGTGACGGCAACCCGATTCACATGCCCCTTGCTTGGAGGGTGCTGAATTGGGCGACTGAAGGTGATGGCAACCCTAATAAAATTGATGGCTTACAGCCTAGGGATATATTACTTTGTCGATTCAGCGAATGGCTAGTTGGGTTTTCTGGTGTTGGATTTACTATCATCGTTAAAGAATCCCCTGCCTCCGCCCAACGGTTATGGCTAGATTGCATCCTTGAACTCACCATCGAAGCCGGGATCATTGACGAGGCTACGCCATGACCAAAGAATCATGGATGTCCGTTGATTCCAGCCTGCCCTGGGAACTGCAAACCAAGTCAGATCGAGAGCTGGCCCTGGATGAATTCGAGTGGTGGCGTGATAGAAGGCGAAAAGCTAAAGCCGATCCAGCGCCGCCTATACCTTATCTATTCTTCTGGCGCCCACCTTATGACGGTCTTACTTGTGTCATGGCCGGCACGCCTCTGGCAGCCGAATACCTTGCGTATGATGAATACTGGTTGTGGCGATGGGCGAACCCGAACGAGTACACACTGTATGAAATATTGGATATTGAGCCGGAGATGTGGCCGTGCCTATGCTGCCATGAGGCTCCCTGTATTTGTGATGAGGTGATGTGATGAATTTAGTTAGTGAAGAGCGTGATTGTGGATGTCTCTTGGGCAATAACACAGTCACAAAAGAGGTATTCATTAGTTACTGTTCCAAACACGCCGCCGCGCCAGCCTTGTATGAGGCGTTGAAATTTGCCAAAGACTTACTAGAGGCATCGTACCTCTGGACTAGCTATGTTGACGAAATGGTTAGCCCCGCCCTCGAATTAGCAACAGGAGATAGTGATGAATGAATTAGTAGCGACCAGCGGAAATATTATTGAGTTTGAAGATGATAAAGTTGAGCTAATCAAGAGGACGATTGCCAAGGGCACATCAGACGACCAGCTCGAGTTATTCCTCTATCAATGTCAAAGGACGGGCTTAGACCCACTTGCCAGACAGATATATTGTGTTCTGCGCTGGAACGCGAACGACCAGCAACATGACATGAGTATTCAGACAGCCATAGATGGCTATCGGCTGATCGCAGATCGCACGAATAAGTACGCTGGAAGCGATGACTATACGTTCAACCAGCAGCTATCACAGTTCGAGCACATGGAAGCAGAACCCAAGAAAACCCCCATTACTGCCACTGTTACAGTTTACAA